GTAGCGCCGGCTAGTAGAAGCACATCTTCCAAGCGGATCGTGCTGAAACAATCCGAAATTGGCATTGCCAAAAAGTTAGGATTAACGCCGCAGCAGTACGCCCTTGAGAAAATGAAAATGGAGGCCAACAATGGCTGAAAACAAAAGTCGTGAATTAGAAACGCGTGTAGTTTATGAGCGTCCTAAGCAGTGGGCGCCCGCCGAACTTTTACCTGAGCCAGACAAACAGCCAGGTTTCGCGTACAGATGGATTCGTACTTCAACCTTGAATAATGCTGACCCACGTAACTTATCGGCCAAACTCCGAGAGGGCTGGGAGCCAGTCAAGATTGAGGAACAGCCGCAATTTCAACTGTTAGTTGATCCGACAAGTCGCTTCAAGGACAACATCGAGATCGGCGGATTATTGCTTTGTAAAACTCCGATTGAATTCGTAGAGCAGCGAACTTCGCACTACGCAAGACAATCTGAGGGCCAGATTGAGGCCGTGGACAATAATCTAATGCGTCAGAATGATCCTCGTATGCCATTGTTTAATGAGCGTAAATCAACTACCTCATTCGGCAAAGGCAAGTAAACTTTAATTTTAGGAGTCTTATATGGCTTATCCCGTCGTCTCGGCCCCTTACGGCCTAAAGCCGATCAATCTGATCGGTGGTCAAGTATTTGCGGGTTCTACTCGTGAATATGCGATTCCTTACGGATATGCGACTGATATTTTTTACGGCGATCTAGTTGGTTTGACCCGTGGCAATATTCAGCGTTTAACCGTTTCTACTGGCACCCTTGGCACTGTTACAGGTGTTTTCTTGGGTTGCTCCTATACAAACCCTACAACTAAGCAAAAACAATTTGCTCAGTACTGGCCCGGTGGCACTACCGCTGGTGATGCTGTTGCGATTGTCTGTGATGATCCTGACACTGTCTTCAAAGCTGCTGTCTGCTCTTCTGGCGTTGTTATGGCTTCTGGCGCTCGTGCAATGATCGGCCAGAACTTGGCTATGATTGATAACGCAGGCAATGAAAACACCGGTAACTCTGCTAATGCGCTGTTGGCTCCTACCAATACGCCTGCGACTACCGATGCGTTGCCAATTCGTGTTTTGGGCGTAGTGCCTGACACCGTTGTGACCTTGGGGAATGCTACCTATGTTAGCGCTTCTGGTGCCACTATTACCTGCTCTGCTCTGCCTTTCGCATTGCCTGTTGGTACAGATGTTGGTTCACTTGCTGCTAATGGTCAGTACATTGCTTCTGGTTCGTTTGTTGATACCGCAGCCGCTGCTGGGGCAACTTCGTTTATTTTGAACGCTGCGCCGATAGCTGCTTTTGCGGCTAGTTCGACGATTGTGTTTGCACAGTACCCAGAGTTGCTGGTTAAGTTGAACTTCGGTCAACACCAGTATTACGCTGCCACCAGCATTGCTTAAGGAGCTAAATCATGGCTATTTCACGCGCACAACTACTTAAAGAACTGCTTCCGGGCCTGAACGCTCTGTTCGGTCTTGAGTACGCAACCTACGGTGAGCAACACAAAGAGATCTACGAAACTGAGACCTCCGAGCGTTCGTTCGAAGAAGAGACAAAGCTGTCTGGCTTCTCCGCCGCGCCAGTCAAAACTGGACTGCTCGATACAACCACGAAACCATTGCTCTGGGTTTCTCGCTGACCGAAGAGGCCATCGAAGACAACCTGTATGACAGCCTGTCGGCTCGTTATACCAAAGCACTGGCTCGTGCTATGGCTTACACCAAGCAAGTTAAGGCCGCGACGATCCTGAACAACGGATTTAGCAGTGCTTACGTTGGTGGTGATGGCGTGGCGCTGTTTTCAGCATCACACCCACTGACCTCTGGTGGCACCAACAGCAACATTCCTTCAACCCCAGCCGACTTGAATGAGACTTCCTTGGAAGCTGCAGTTATTCAAATCGCTGCATGGACTGATGAGCGTGGCCTGCTGATTGCTGCTAAGCCTAAGAAGCTGGTTGTTCCACCTGCGTTGCAATTCGTTGCTACTCGTCTGCTAGAAACCGAACTCCGCGTTGCTACTGCCGATAACGACATCAATGCAATTAAGAACAACGGTTCTATTCCGGAAGGCTACACGGTCAACAACTTCCTGACTGACTCGAACGCATGGTTCCTGACCACTGACGTTCCTAACGGCATGAAGCACTTTGTCCGTACCCCTCTGGCCAACTCAATGGATGGTGATTTCGACACGGGCAACGTCCGTTACAAGTCCCGTGAGCGCTACAGCTTTGGGTGGTCGGATCCGCTCGGAATGTTTGGAAGCGCGGGTGCATAACACTAAAACCTAGGCTACATGCGGGTTTCAGAAGGGGCTTCGGCCCCTTTTGTTTATCTTGTTGTGTTATTTATTTAGATCAGGTACACTTTGCTTGTCTAAACAAGGAGGGTGTATGGCACGCGGGATATATAAAATAATTAATGTAGTAAACAACAAGTTTTATGTTGGTAGCGCAGTAGATTTAAAAAGGCGCAAGACGCGGCATTTTTCAGAGTTGCGTACAGGTAAACACAATAACCGTTACTTGCAATCCTCATGGGACAAGTACGGAGAGCAAGCTTTTGTTTTTGTTGTTGTTGAGCCACTTACAGAACAGGATGATTTACTAGCAGCAGAAAATGTTTGGCTTGCCCTACATGTTGGTAAGGAGTATTGCTATAACCTTGGAGTAAATGCAACGGCGCCAATGTTAGGTTTTGGCGGAGAAAAAAGCCCAACCTGGGGGTATAAACATACAGGTGATTCATTAAAAGAAATTTCAAGATCAAGCAAAGGAAGACTTCACACAGAAGAATCTAAAGGAAAAATACGCGCTTATCTTTTGGGAAAGCCAAAGTCTTCAGAAGTGCGGGCAAAAATATCTGCCAAGCTATCGGGAGAGGGTAACTTCTGGTACGGCAAGCAGCGCCCAGATCATGCGGAAAAGGTGAGTAAAGCTGTTGTAGCTACAGACGCGGCGGGCAATATCACAACTTATTCCAGTATTTTAGCCTTGCGGGAGGCGCTGAATATAAAACCGCCAACAGCCAATCGGGCGCTTAAATCAGGTAAGGCTTTAACCCGTGGGCCGTATAAGAATTGGTTGTTTAAATATGCTTGACGCGCCACTCCGCTGATAGTATAAAGATATAAATACCGGGGTTATCCGGTGTATCTGACAGTCCCGGCTGACGACATGCAGACAGATACGCCCTCACTTGCATGTAAGGAACCTATATCATGGCAACTACTACCTTCTCAGGTCCGGTCGTATCTAATAATGGCTTTATTACCGGAACAGCTTCTTCTCCCATCGTTGAGACTACCGCTACTAATGTGTCTGAATCGTATGTTACGACTTCGGCTGCCACTGGCGATACACGTCTGTCTTATCAGCGTTTAACTTTCACATCCACTGGCTCTGGGGAAACTTATCGCGCCCTGACTCGAGTCACAGGCGCTGGCGCAGCTACTGCCGGTACTGTTAATGGCGCTCACATTAGCTTGAGCATCAACGGTTCTGGTACCATTTCTGGCGCAGGTAATGCTCTTCGCGCTACTTTGGGCGGTACGTCTACAAACCCCGGCGGTACGATTGCAGCTATTCAAGCTGACTCTGATTTTGCTTCTGGTGGCTCTTGGACTGGTGCTTCTTTCATCCGTTTTACAAACAGCGGCACTGGCACGGTGGCTAACTTGTTCAATGTCCCATCTGGCATGATCACGGCCAATACCCAAGGCGCAGCTACAAACTCATTGAAGATTGTTGACAGCGCAGGTACTGCTTACTACATTATGCTGACTACGACAAACAGCTAATATGCAGATCACCAAGGAATTCTTGGAGACTGAGATTCGTGATCTTGAGACTGAAGCGCAGAAAGCCCAAACCTTTTTGATTCAGTCTCAAGCCACAATCCAAGCGTACAAGATGCTTGTAAATAGGCTAGACGCGCCAGAACCGGAGCAAGAAAATGACGATGCAATATGACGTAAAGTCGTATCACAATACCGTTTCGGGGGTAGCGGTGCCTTATCGCACCCGCTTGAAGGGGGTTGTGATCTCTCCTACAACGTCTACTACATACAACATACCCATAGCAAACAACGTAGCCCAATCTGGGACGTATGACATCCCCGGAACGACAACTTGCACAGTAACTATTGCAGGGCATGGGGTTGGTTTAGGTTCGCGCGTGTGGCTACAGTTTGCTGATGGTGACGGCGTTAGTAATATGTATGTAGTAACAGCGGTAACAATAGATACTTTCACAGTTACAACAGGGACGTTAACCACCTCTGGTGATGTGACTGTGTATAACCAAATTTTGGTTGAACTTGATTGTTCAACTGGCACATCGTTTTATACGTTCATTCCGGGCGAAGGCGTTTTGGCTTTAGATGGCATTTATGTGGGATTGCCCGCAGCAAGTGTCGTAACCTCAACCATTTTTTACGGGTAAGGGGTAAGCCATGGCAATGCAGTATGACGTTAAAGCCTATCATGCCTCAGCATCTGGCACGGCGGTAAACTACGCTACAAGGTTAAAGGGTATTACTGTAACTTCTGGCACATCCTCAATACGTAATATGGCTGTTGCTGATCCAACAGTTAAAAAATCAGGCACATACAGCCAAACAACAACCACAATCACCGTTACTATTACGGGTCACGGTTTAGTCAATGGGCAACGTGTATTTTTAGACATGACCTCTGGCGCAAGTCGTGACGCCGTTTATGCGGTTACAGTAACAAATGCAAACGTGTTTACTGTGACTTCTACAACTGCGTCCGCAACTGGTAATGTAACTATGTACACAACTTTGTTGTTGGAATTGGATACATTTAGCACGGTAGGTTTGCCAATTAAGATTCCCGGTGAAGGTATTTATTGCCCCAACGGTATTTACGTTGGGCTTGGTACAACTGTAACGGCAACAATTTATTATGGCTAAGAAAGCCCCATCACTTGCTATTGGTCGTGGTGAAAAGCTGCCGGTTAAGCAGGGGGCGGGGCTTACCGCTAAAGGCCGTGCGCGTTACAACGCAGCAACTGGGTCAAACTTGAAGGCTCCACAGCCCGAGGGTGGCCCACGTAAGAAGTCGTTCTGTGCTCGTATGAGCGGAATGCCCGGTCCAATGAAGGACGAAAAAGGCCAACCGACACGCAAAGCCGCGTCACTGAAAAGATGGAAATGTTGAGCATGGAAATTACAGTGGCGTGGACTGGGGGATTGACATTGTTTACCGGTCTATTTGCGTATATTGCGCATGAGAAGTTTTCTGATCTTGCGCGCATAACGATTCTGTTGAACAGAACGCGTGAGGAGATTGCTCGTGATACAGCAACTAAAGCAGAAGTGGCAAGAGTTACAGATCATATTGACCAACGGTTTAACCGCTTGGAAGAAAAAATTGACCAGCTTATTAGCAAGGGGTAAGTAATCATGGCTAAGAAACGTGCAAAACGGTTTGATGAAGGTGGTGACGTAGGCATTTATC